CAGTAAATGTATGAGATCCATCAGTTGGTGTTAAACCAATACCTGCATTAGAGATTGCCAATGCTGTTCTTGGAATAGTTCCAGCAACACCAATTAAAGTACCTGTAGCATTTGTTTTGTTAACATGACTTGCTCCCTGGAAGAAAGTATTACCAAGTTGATATCCAGAATCTTGTACAGTAGTTCCAAGTCCAACTCTAATAGTTCTGGAAGAAACTTCAAGACAATCAGGTTGAAGAACAGGTATTTGTCTGTTACCTTCAGTTAACTTTGGACTATAGAAATCAATAGTACCAGACTCAAGGAAATCTGCCCTATACATAACAAATTTAAGATCTTCCCACTGACTTGCTTCCCATGTAGAAGCATTCTGAGATTTGAATAGTGATCCTAGATATGGTTGGTTTGAGATAAACGCATCACTTAGAAGATCATTCTCACCAATTCTAGAAATATAAACACTATACTTGGTAGAGTTTGACGCTAAAGCAATTGCATACTCTGATCCTCCTTCCAAGAACACAGGAGCTTTAAATTCAATTGTTGTTGCCACTGATCCATCAGGCGAAATTTCAATATCTGCAGGATCAAGAACAATCTCAGAGAATGGAAGAATTTTCTGTGTTGGGAAACCATTTTTCATGGTTCTAAGTTGGAAGACACATGGAATATCCATATCATCTTTTGTTCTAAAGTAAATATCGCACTTAGTGACAAATACTCCAGATTCTTCCTCAACTAAGAATGATTGTGCAAGTGGGTCATACCAACCAACTGTATTCTCTGTGCTTGTCTGACCTACAACCTGAGATCCAACAACCTGAGTTCCAAGATTCGTATTTACATTTCTTTCTTGGAATTCTTGTCTTCTTTCAATTCTAGCATTTCTAACTGAGATGATATTTTCCTGAACTGTTTCAAGTGTTCCCGAGGCAGCAAATGCTTCTTCGGCAATTGTTGTTGCAACATCTGGATCATTATCCTCATCATTAGTAAGAGTGAAAGTTTTAGTTCCTGTTTCAAATCTTGGGTGATTGACTGAGTTGGGGTTTGGAATGAAGAAACTACCTATTAGATTTGCAGAAAGATCTGATACAAGTCTATGTCCTGTTATGACTGCTTCTGCGCCACTTGTGGTGCCTTTTAGAATCATTTCCTCAGCAATACGACCAGAATATTCACCTTGAGCTTCATTTGATAATGAGAATGTATCAACATTCAAGATCGTTGATGTTGCAGAATATACTGCAGGTAGAGATGTTCCGTTATAAGGATCTTCTCTAAACACTTGATCGGGTGCGTTATATTCACCTTCTCTATGATTTGATTGAGCAACTCTAAAGGTAATTTTTGCTTCTTCTCCAATCAATTGTCTTGTGACAGGTCCAAGTCCTGGTCTAGACATCCTACCAATAACAGTTTCGCCAACCTGGAATGATCCAGATGTCATTGAAATTTCAAGGAGTTTTGGAACACAATACTTGTCAACTTGTTCTCCATCGAAAAATGCATGCATTCTCGTAAGAGGTTTCATTTTCTTAGAAACAAATTCAACATTTCTTGATCTCATAAACGGAATGAGATCTCTACTTACAGTTCTGTCTCCTACAGATTCACGATCAAACTGTTCATGAACAAATAACTGAGAACCAGTCCTTGATTGTTGGTCGGTTCGTATTGTTTCCCTAACAGTGTCCTCAATAGTTGTTGTAGTTGTATCTCTGACCAATCTTGCAACGCCACTACCACCATTAATCCAACCACCAACACCTCTTGTGCCACCGCTAGAGACTGTTGTCCTTCTTGTGGTTGTATCATTAAATTCAAATCCAGTCCAATTAGTCTCCCAAGAATTCCAAACAACAGGAGCAAATCCAGTTTGAGGATCAAGACCTTCTGTTTGTTCAAGAAGTGCAACTTGAGAAGCATAATCACCTTCAACATCAATGACCTTAGGTTCAATCCTTACAGTGTCTACCCAAGTATCAGATGCAGGGTTCAATTCCATTGTTCCCTGCCAAAAACTAATTAAGAATGGCGTTACACTTTCTGTTCTAGTTGCAAATGGTTGATTAATATACTCAACTTCACTGTAATCCAGTGTGATTACATCATTTGCTTTTCTTATATTATTTCCCTCAACAACTGCAAAATTTAGGTCTGCTGTTGGATCTACATTTACAACTGGTCCAAAAATAAGATCAATAGAGTTTGTATAATGTCTGGGTCTTATTTCTTTGTGAGCCCTATCAATACTATTCTTGATTGGTGCGCTTGTTTCTTGAGCATTAAATCCAGTAAAATTATCAACAAAGAAACCAGATTTAAATCTATTCAATCCCTCGCCATCTGGAACAAACAGATTTGCTGTATTTGCTTCAAGTAAAGATAAAGATGTATAATATTCAAGACTTGAGATTCTATTCTCAAGCTTCTTAATATCTTTCATCTGATATCTCTTATGCTCTAAGAATCTTAAAGACGCCTGACTGACTTTATAGAGATATGGTGGAAGAGTAACTGTAGCAACTTCCAAAGCATTGTCAATTGGATTTGGAGGTTGTGGAATTTCTGATGGTGTTCCATATAAAATTTGGAACTTACCTTTTTTATCTAAGAAAACTCTATCAATTCTTCCAAGATAATGACTAAATGTTGTTAAGATTGATTCATCAGATGCTAAAGCATTTGATGCTGAATTTCCATCAGCATTAAATGATCTTCCAAAAAATTCAAGAGGAGATCTTGCCCCTTCAACAACCGTATATTCAGAAACTCTTGGTCTAATGTCAAGTATATCAGTATTAGCATCACCATTTATACCTTTAATTTCTGTACTATAATCAAAGTTTTTGTAAGATTCTACACTAGTAAGGTCTCCATTATCAGTTGAATCAAAAGATGCACTCTTATAATAAATTTTCAGTTTCTTAGCAGGAGCAGATTTATTTTCTTTTCTTATAATTCTTCCCTGATCATAGAATGTATCCTCTTGACCAGTTCTAAATTTATAGTTTTCTGAAATATCAAAACTATCAGAGGTAATAACGGATACAGTTGCTTGAATTGCCGTCTCCTGGAAAATTACAGTTTCTCCTTCAACAAATTTACTATCATTTTTGGATATATATGAAATTTGTGCAGATGTAAGGGTTTCTGCAATAATTCCATTTGCTCCAGACGTTTGTCCTATAAAAGATTCTCCAACTGTTAGTTCCCCAGTTGTAGTTGATGTACTATTAATATTAATTAAAGAAATTTTTGGTGCTGTAGCATTGTTAGTATCAGAAGATTCAAAAACACCATGAACATCAATGACATCTGGAACATTCAGAGAGATAGTAGCATCTTGAACTCTGGTTCCATATGGATAATTGCCCCCACCATAGACCAATCCATCATTTAAGGTTGTTGATCCAATACCAGAAGATGCACTATTTGATTTATCCACAATAATAGATTTGACTCTATTTTTAATTTTAATTTTTGATGTGGGTTTAACCTTCTTCAAGGAAACAATTAAAGAAGCACCCGTATCATTAGACCCAAGACCAAAAATGTTTAGTGCTGTCCCCCCACTAGCAATAGTGAGTTTATCGGCAGACAATGCTTCAGTTGTACCATCTGATCTAATTAGAGCATATCTTTCTTCATCAAATGGCAAGAATGTTTCATTTGGGCCTGCAGATATATTAGACGAGAGTTGTCCACTAGCAATATCAACACTCAGAACTTTTCTTATAGTTAAACTTGCATTAGTAAAATCTACAGATTCGATATCAGTTCTTGGTAATCTAGTATAAAGAGTGCTATCCGAGGAAGGATCAAGTTTTGTAGTTACTAATCTAAAGTCATTAACGTCAACTGATCTAGTTGGAAGAGATCCTCTAACAATTCCGGGAACAGGAGTAACTGAAGCAATTTGAATAGAATCAGTATCAACACTTGTAACTCTTCCCATAGTGGGATCAGTGATGGTTGCTGATGGGTTTGTATATTCTACAAGATTTCCAACCTTAAATAATCCTGGAAGAACGTCATTAGTGCTTTTTACCGTGCTGATTCCACCAGAAGCTTTAGTAATTGTTGCTACTCCAACCGCGATTATTGGAGTCTGAACAACATCAGCAGCAAAAGTGGAGACACCGGTCAATCTGTTATTACTTCCAAAAACAGATTTTACATCTGATAATGTATAAGATGTTACTGCTGTAGCAATTCTGCCATCATTAATACCATTAAATACTAAAGGTTCATTGGGGATAAAATCTCCCTCAACTTCATAAACTGATACTGCATTTGAGTTTGAAATTGCATCTTTAAGGAATGCAGTTGCACCACTCCTACTACCTTGTATAAAAGTAGGAACAGAGAGACTTGTTGCTTGATTGAGAACTAAATCTACGGTTGTTTGAACGTCAAACAACGAAAGGTTCCACTCATTAATGGTATCATTAGATGTGTTGTAAGATCCAGATTCTAATCTATAATCATATACTCTAGCAACACCAATCTCTCTACCTGCTGGTGCAGGAGTACCACCAGTTCCATCTGTTGCAAGACCAACTCTTTGATCCCTTAAACTAAGAATATATGTATTACCAACTCCAACATCAGGTGATCTCCAAGTTCTATTAACTCTTAAAGTTGGACCAGTATTATAAATTATTGATTGATCTTCAATAGTTGCAGTTGTTCTTGGCTTAGGAACATCAATAAAAGTTACACTACTAATATCAATATCATAACCTCGCACAAATGCTCTACCTGGAGAGAATTTGTATAGCATGAGGTCATCAGATGGAGTTTGTCCTCCAAACGTTAATTGACCTGCGCTATATATTCCTCTATTTCCAACTCCATTGTTAAGCGATTCATGTACAGATAAATCAAATGCTTTTACATAATAATCACCAGATTCTGCATATGTTCTACTTGCAAGAATATCTGTCCAATCTTTATATCCTACTCCACCACCAAGATCTCCTCTTTTGGTTTGAGATTTGATATTTCCCGATTCAATAATAGATAATTCAACAAATTGATCATCATTGTAGTCAGTTAATGGTTTTTTAAATAAACTTAACGAAATCTTGAGTCTATCTGCACCTGGTGCCGAGTAGTTATTAAATCCTTGAGAATTATCATTTAATGCCTCATCTTCATCAGCATTTACAATTTCTTCGCTTACAAACAGACCAATTCTATAATTAGGATTATTTCCATATTGATCAAGAATTAAAGTTTCTGTATTAACATTAACAAAATGCCCATGAACGAAATACACTCCTTCTTGAATTTGGAAAGCAGATCCAGTAGCAGCTGCCTCGTCGGGAATTGTTGTTGCAAAAGGAGCTCCAATAGCAATACTAGTATTCCCAAGAAGACCAGAAGAAATAATCTGATTGCACGTTAAATTTTCGCCATCAGAGAAAGTTTGAGTTGCATTATTTGCGGTGCTTGAATTTAAATAGTTAATGTATAGAGTAAGATTTCCTCTCTCAGAATCTTCTGGAAGAAGGACTTTATCTACAACAGCACTTACTCCAGAAGATTCTCCCGTAATTTTAGTTCCAACTAATTGTTCAGCATATGCTGCTACAGGAACTCCTAGATAAGTATTTTGTAATTGAACACAGTAATATAATTGAGTATATCCTGTATTGCCAGGAATTACTTTTGCACCTTCTTTGAAAAAATGCTGACCAAATTTTTCAATCTGATTTTGAAGAATCGATTGTAAAGTAGTTAATTCTCTTGCCTGAACTGGATATCCAGGTTTAAATAACACCTTATGGTAGTCATCTACCGGATCAAAGTCATCAAAATATGGTGCTACATTAAGGTTCGTTTGCTGTGGCATAATTCTTTAGAACTGCAAAATAATTTTGATATCTTCTTTTTGGTTAGATGATCTAGTAATTGAAGGTCTGTTATCAACGTAAATAATATTTCCTGCGTGTTTTTTAACCTCAGGACCTGCAATTCCACTTGTAAATGACTGACCAAGATAATATGTACGACTATTTATTACGGTTGTGATACCAGTAAAGTTCGCATCAATCTCCAAAATAGATCCAGTTGAGGGTGTAATTTGAATATTTCCTCCAGTATCTGGAGAAGATGTAAATTCATTTACATTAAATCCATAGGTTGGGTTTGTAATTCCAACTCCTGCAGTTGTAAACCCAAAAGAAGTTTTATCCTGCCAATACTTAAGAACACCCGTAGTTTGATTGTAACTAACAACTCTACCAACAGCAGTTGATGCTGTCGCAACAGTTTGAGTAAATGTTGAGTCCGCATCAAAAAGAGCAGAACTATATCCAATTCCAGTCAGTTTAATTGCATTAAGAACACTTGCTTTATCGGAGGTCAATACATTTCCAGTTGAAACTTCTGGATTTTCAATAACACCTACTCTTGCAATTTGGTTTCCCGTAATAAAATCAGGATTTTCGTTATCATTTTCAATTCTAGAATATAATAAAACATTGTATGCACCCAACTCTCTATAGATGTCTTTTCCATGGCCACCTTGAGGAGGCACAATAACATCAAATCTTGGAATTGTAGTTCCAGTTGGAACATTACCACTAGATAGATTTACATTCCCATAACTGTAATTAGATCCTTGATTGGAAATAGTAACCCCACTAATCTTAGAATCTGCTCCAACTGTTATCGTACACTCTGCACCAGATCCATCACCTTCAATCGGAACTCTCGTATAAGTTGAGTTAGCAGTTCCAATACCAACTCCAGCATTAGTAACTGTTACGATCTTAATTGATCCATCCACAGCATTATCTCTAACAGGAGCATTATCTCCACTAGATCCCCAGTTAGCAGGAACTGGCATAAAATCTGTAGACTCAAATTTTACAACTTCATTTGCTTTGATAGTATAAAGATACTTCCAAATATATCCATCACCACTTGATCCAGCAGATCTTGGTTCTAAATCAGTGAATGTTGGTTCATCTAGAGATGGTCTTCCATTTGGATTATCTGGATCGGTTCCGTTCTGAAGGCAAATATAAACTCTAAAATCACTATTCAACACATAATAAAATGCGGAATATAAATTAGTTGCACCAGATACGGATGCAGTGTTACTAACACTGTAATCATGCCTATACATGTCATATGTTGTACCCGATGTCCAAGTTCTTTTAGGAATTACTTGCCTAACATCAGAAGAATTAATTTTCTTCACAGCGATCATTGTATCCCAATAATCATTCTCCTCAGCAAAATTATCTTTTGGTGCAGGGGGTGATGCATCCCAGTCACTTTGATAATCTGATGGATTTGGTAATCCAATAAAAGAATAATATGCGTTAGAACTGGAACTAACTCCAGATATAAAATTTTTCGCATTCAAAATTCTAATTTGATCAGTTATAATTGCAGCCATTTTGTCCCAGTTTAATGGAGTTTTTTTTATTTATTAAACATTAAATGGCGTAGTTCTTGAATTTCAATGGAGCAGATCTCTCTACTCTTGTCGATGTAGTAATTCCAAGAATGCCATTTTCAGTATATGCAGTGTAGCTATTTAATCCCGCTCTTGATGTTAGTGTAATTTTGCCCCAACTATAATCACCATATCCAGCGACAGTTGATGTAGATTGTGTTCCAATACCACTAGTATCAAATTTTGGTTGAGTTACATTAGTAAATACCCTTCTACAAACAGTTGTTCCAATTCCAACACCAGCAGCATC